TATTATTTGCAAAGTTTTCAATACCATCTGTTGAGGTTATAAATTTAGAAATCTCTATATTAGAAATGTCTTTTAAGTTACCAAACTGAATAATGTTTGTTGCTTTAAAGTTTCCTAAATTGTCTAAAAATAAGCCTGTTTGATTTCCTGCTCCATCTGTTAATTCTTTTTGTACTGCACCTATAATCCCATTATCTAAAGTTTTAATTAAACCTTGGTAAGTATCTGATATTTTGGTGTTAAATAAAGTAGCCATTATTTTTATATTTTAAATTATTCCACCATCTGTGATTGTCCAATTATTAGGTGTCGATGTTAAAACCCCTCTTGCAGTTTGTCCTGCTGCTGAATATTGAATTGTTCCTGTTCCAAAAGGAACATTTGGTTGAACAGTTAATGCAGACCATCCATTTAAAATTGCATCATAATTAGTTGTAGAAAGTGATGTTGCACTAAAAATACTATTCATAGAAACAACACTGCTCACATCCCAAGCACTTAAATCTTGATTAAAAACGGATGCAAATTGAAACATCGAAAACATCAAATTAGCACTGCTAACATTCCAAGTACCAATTGGTTGATTGAAAACACTTGTTTGGTAAAACATAAAACTAAAAAGAGTAACATTGCTCACATTCCAATTACTTATATCTTGGTTAAAAGAGGGTGCATTATAAAACATAGAACCCATAGTAGCTACACTGCTCACATTCCAACTTGATATATCTCCATCAAATGCGATTGCACTACCAAACATATTATTCATATCTGTAACACTACTAACATTCCAAGAGTTTAAGTTTTGGTTAAATATGGATGCTCCTTGAAACATAGCAATAGTAGTTGTAACATTGCTTAAATTCCAATTATTTAAAGGTTTATTAAATGCGGATGCACCATAAAAAGTACGAAACATAGTAGTAACATTGCTAACATTCCAATTTGAAATATCATCATTGAAAGTAGTTTTGTCTTTAAATAAATCTGTAAAATCAGTAATAGCAGAAACATTCCAAGTATTAATTTGCCCATAGTCACATATTGCAGAAGCATTATCTGAAACCCATAAATCTACTGCAGTCTGTAATTGAGCTTTAGTACTAAACGGATAACTTGCGCCCTCAAAACAACCTGCACTACATTGGTCAAACTGTGATGTAGGTAATGAATCCTTATTAGAATCATCTCCCCACCAACTACTACAATAAATTTTTCCCCAATTCGCCATTTTTTTTAGTTTTATTTTTTTCTTGCTTCTTTAAAAAAGCCTTTAATTTTTCGATATTCTTTTCCTTTGGCTTGTATGTTAAAATCATAATACCCATCCGTTAAAAGTAGCGTTACTCGATGGATAAATGTCATCGTTGCTATTGTTAGTGTATTCAGGATAGGTAGTTTGGTTAAAACTCATAAAGTCTATAAAGCGTCTTGAATACCATTCCGCATTCGTTCTTGCTTTTTCTACCAAGTAATCAACTTCATCCTTACTAACTGTTTCAGAATTTTCAGAGCGATGTTTAAACATACCTCCGTTACGGATTTGGTAAGAAGCAAAAGGAATATAATCAACCTGTGAAAACCAAATTAACATTGGCACCACATAGTCATCCAATAATGTTTTCCACCTTGCATTTGCAGGTAAATCAATATCAGGAATTGCAGCACTTAATGCATTGTACATTTTAGTTCCTAAATAATTCTGAATATGAATCTCCTGAGCAAGTTTGATGAACTGAATATATTTGTCCGTGTCTACATTTCCATCAATGATAGAATTTCTTACTAAGTCGCTCCTATTTATAAATAATACTGTTGCCATAGTTCTTTTTTTTTTATTGTCGATATGCTCCTCTGTCAGGCATATTTATTGGAGCGATTTTTGCATCTTGATATTGTTTTCCTTTAGGCTTATATGTGCTTGGAATAGTATCAGCCTTTTTACCTCTTGTGATATACTTTTCAGTTTTAGATTTCATTCTGTAAAGTTCCTCTTGCCAATAATGACCACAGTAAATACCGCCCTTAAATCTAAAGAGTGAATAATTCTCTCCCTTATGTCCAAAGTTGTTATTTATACCCTGAAAACTTGCTTGGTCAATATCCTCTTTTCTATAAACAACACCCTTAGAAGTTCTGCCCATCATTGTCTTGCAGAAATCTCTACTTTTTTCAGAACTAACTCTTTCCTGATATGTGTATCTTATTTTGTAAAAAGATTTATCAATTTTACTTTCTCCATTTGGTTTTGACTTTATAAAACCTGCCAATTTTTCAACAACCGAAAGTTTCTTTTTAATTTTAGACTTTGCCCATTCATCAGTTGAAATGTTATCATCTCCATATTCCCGAACATCTACCAATTCATAGTCATCTCCAATTTGTTGTGATTCAAGTGATTCAAGTAATTCCTCTCCTTGTTCATCAGTTAATTCACTTGAAAACTTTTGCATTTCAACACCTGTTTCCTCCTCAATATCTTCTTTTGATTGTATTTCAGTATCTATTTCTGTGAACTCTAATGGTTGTAAGGTCGTAAAGTAGAGGTTTAAGCTAATATCATTAAAAGATAGTATGTCATCAAAGGAATCTATTAAAAGTTCCTGAAAAGGTCTAATAACAGTGTTGTCCATTAATAAAGATGCAGTTTTTATTTCATCTGAATTACTTGAGAAACCTGCACTTGTCCTAATACCTAATAAAAAAGGTGATACAATCCTATGGCTAACCTGAATTTTAGATTGAGATTCTTCTGATAAAAATTGGTACTGATTATGCGCATCAGATAATTGAACAGGTGTTATTTCTGCTTGACTTTCTTTATTATCATTAAAAGCAAGTATAAATTTACCTGCATTTGAACTCCCTGAAAACTTTTCAGCAATTTTACGCTCTATTAATTGTCGCTCCTCTTGATTTGGTGTACCATTGTTGAAGTTGATTAACATCGATGGTGCCAAACCATTCATAATATTGTTCAAATGGAAGTTTGAAACCTCCTCCTCTAATTCTGCATATTGTAAACCACCTTGATAGTCCACAGGGGAGTAGTAATAAAAGCCTGATTTGTAAGGTTTTACATAATATATCTCTATATTTTCGTTTGACATACCATAAGCAGGTATTCTTAAAGGTTCATCGCTTCTTTTAATGTTTGCCCAATCTTTAAAATAGTAGTAAGCAGGGATATCTCCATCATCATTACACTTTTCTGCTCTTAATGTTTCAATAGGCATATGCTCAATCCTTGCAATAGTCTTTCTATCCTTAGAATATATGACTTGCATCGCACATTGTCCCATTAATTTCAGGTCATAGCATAGTTTTCTAACAACATTCTTCTTAAATAACGAAATCATTTGAGCATACTCGTTAGGTTTCTTATTTGCATCTGTTGCATTTAAACCTTTTCCGTAAATAGCTTGGCTAATTCCATTAATAGCAGCGTTATTTGTTGGGCTACCATTATATCTGTCAATTAAATATTGAAAGTAGTTATTATCAGAACCATACTCGATATAGTCCTCACCATTTACTTCTTTTATTTCAGGACTTGTATAAGTACTTAAATTAACAAATCCAAATTCTGAAACTTTTGATGCAGCCTTAAATTGACCTTTCTCGTTTCTTAATCTTGTGTTTTTCATCTTACTATGTATTGATTTTTTGAGCCATTATAAGTTACATAAACCTCCTCTGTTGGAATAAAGAAAATAGGGTCATATTTATTATTATAACCTTCGTAGCTTAAATACCTGTCTTTATTTAATTGATAGTACTCATTATTTTCTTGATTAATTGTTTGGTTTGTACAGAAAATCCAATCCTTATAAAAGTCTTTTGTTGAAACCTCTTCGTTCCATATTTGATTAGATAAATCCCATAACTCATAATTCGTATTCCAAATATTATAATCAGAGTATAAATGTAAGTCAAAAAAATGGTTTTCCCTTAATGCAGGATTGAAAATATTACTAAAGGTCAAGTAGTTACCTACCCTAACCGCATCGGTTACATTATAGAAAACACTTGTATTAGTGCTATCATCCCTTACTGACATTGTAAAAGAACCCTGATAATCTCTTGGTATTACAGATAGGGTTTGTGAAAGTCCTGATGCGTTTAAAATTATCATATACCTATATAACGTAAAATAAAATCTTATTTGTGAAATTGTTAAGCAAAAAAAAAGCACCCCGTAAAGGATGCCTAATTTTTAACACTAAAAAGAGTATTATACTGCCGTTGGGTCTATTTGCGTAGCATCTCCTGTAACCGCTGCTGATAAGAAATAAGGTGCAGTTTCTTCCATACCTTCAAACGTCAAAGTAAAGCCTGAAAG